TTGGTATGGATATACCATATGTATTTATTGATGTTAAAGATAAGAAAGACTTAGTTGAGAAGATTGCATTATTAAATGCATCATCTAAAACTTGGTCACTACAAGATTATGTTACTGCATGGTCATCATTAGAAAATGACTACGTAAAGCTTAATAACTATTTTAACATCTATGATTTAGAGTTTAGTGTATTGGCTACAATATTAGCTAATCAAATACCTCCTAATCGTGTTGGTAATTCACCTATTATTAAGAAAATAAAGAATGGTGAATTTAGAATTGTAGAAGAAGAGCATGTTGTTAAAGTGATTGATCAAGTAACAGATGTATTAGCTGTTTTAAAACGTCAGACTAGACATGAGAATATCTATCTATGTTCAGAATATGTAAGCTTCTGTAAGAATTCTGTGGATTATGATCATAAGAAGTTTATGAAAAATTTGAATGATAATAAAAAACACTTTATACTTGCAACGCAAGAAGAAGGTAAATTAAAAGAACTATTTGAAACACTAAAATAATCAAGACATGAGAAATAAAGTAAGAGTATATGATAAAGATTCTGCGCGCTATGGCACTGCATTATTGCAAGATCTTAAAGATGACAAATTAGCTGAAATAGTTGTTGAGTTTCATAAAGACAGATCTACAAAAAAAGGAGAAACACCAATATATGAGCTAGCTGATATTAAAGTGGTTAAAAAAGTTAATTTAAAATGATGGAAAACTTAGAAATCATAAGTTTATTTCCAACTCCTGTGCTCAGAGTAAGAGTACAGGAGTATTTCAAAGATGAGATATGGAAATTAAAACAGCTTGAAATGGAGCATGTGTATGCTACTAATAATAAACGTGATTTGAATCATTTTAAATCAGTAGAGTCATATTGTCTAGACCTACCAGGTATGGAGAAACTAAAAGCTTATATTGAGAAAGAGGTTAAAGATTTTTATGTACATGGGCTAGCTATTGATGGTGACATTATAATAACACAAAGTTGGGTTAATAAGAATATAAATGGTGGTGGCACACATGCACATTATCATCATAATTCTGTAATTTCAGGTGTGTATTATATGGATGTACCAGATAATAGTACATTGATAAAGTTTTATAAGGCTAATGTAGATAGGTCAACAGTTTATAGATTAGAACCAGAGATTAATTCTAATTTATTAGAAGGTAATCCACATGCTCAAACTGTTGCTACTATACCAGTGGCTAATAGTGAGATATTGTTATTTCCTAGCTATCTACCTCACTCTGTACCAGATATGGCTACAAGTAAAGATAGATGGACATTAGCATTTAATACTGTTCCTAAAGTATTAGGATCAAAAGAAACATTAACTGAATTATTAATTAAACCAAATATATAATGATTAAAACTAGAGTGGGTAAACTTGTAAAGGTTAAGAACCAAGACAAGAAGAAGGCAGCTAATAATACTTATCAAGCTGTAATTTTAAATAGCAATGGACAGTATAATCCTTATCTGTTTACAGATGTAGAGATAACTGTAGCATACGAGAGAGCTCGTAAAAACACTGAAGATCAAGTGGTACGTAGTTTAACATCTAAACTATTAGACTAATGAATCCAGAAGGTAGAGAAGATATAGTAGAAAGAAAATTATTATCATTTTTCTTAACATTTATTGTTATATTAGCATCTTTATTGGCATTTGTATGGATGATTTTTGTTACTTATAACTCACAGAATGAGGGAGTTCCAGATAAAAGTAGGTTTATGAAAAATAAGACTGAAAGGTTTGCAATAGTTACGCAAGAACATATCTATATAGATAATATGGAAAAGGGTAAGTATACAAAACATGGTAGATTAATAACAAAATCTGAATAGAATGATAAAGGATAAGGTAACAGCAGTAATACTTACAATTGTAATATTGTATCTTATTATTAGAGCATTTGCAATGATATATGGCGTAGTTAGAATATTAAATGCGTCTGAATTTATTCCTGCTGATACCATTCATCATAACTATCCAGAATTAGATAAAACTCACCTTAGATTTAAAAACTATGAAAACAATCAAATTAAAGTTGAAAGTAGAAGATCAACGTAACCCAGTGTTAGTTGATGATGAAAACAATGTTATAGTTGGCTCAAGTCATATGGCATGGTTAGTTGTTGGAAAAGAAAAACGATTAATGGCTGCATCTCCTAGTTATATTGCAGAGTTTAATAACACTGAAGTAAGTGTTCAAGTAGATAATAATGGTAAACCTTTAATGTTTAATGGAAAAATAATAATTATACCATGAGCACAATGGAAGATCAAGGAAAAAAAGAATCATCACATGATTTATCATCTGAGTGTAGATTCTGGGGATATTTAGGAATTATTATTATATTAATAATCTTAACACTATCATGAGCACAACAAGAGGAAGAACTCACGCAGACTTTTATCATCCAACACAAGATGATGTATATTGTAGTGTAGAAATCAAATGGGCTCATCATACATCACCTGCTACATTAGAAGAACCAGGCGATGATGATATAGTTATTGAAGATGCTAAATTAATAACATATTGTGGTGAATATGTCAATAATATGGAGGTACCTGATTGGGTAACATATAATGATATATATGAAGCAATAGATCCAATGGATTATTATGGAGACGATGAAGATTAATCTACATCCAGTATTTTATGTTTTAACATTTGCAGGTATCGTAATGGTGTCTGCTATAATTAATCGAACTATGAATAACAAAGCACCAGAAATAGAATCACCACAGGTGATTAAAGCTATCATCAATGTATTTAAATCTGTTGATGAAGAATTACAGATTGAGCACATGCGTAGCAAAAGACAATATCTTGAGAAATATAACTTACGTGAGATCAAGACTAATAGAACCAGGACAGCGTTAGAGCAATGGAATTAGTAGATTTTATTCACAGGAAGAATCTCCTCACTAAACAAGAATGTGAGGAGATTATTGAAATATTCGAAGCAAATGATAAGTATACATTTGATGGATTTATTGGTGGAGGAATAGATCACGAAATCAAACATTCATCAGATTTTAATGTATTCATGGAAAACATGGATACAGTTAAAAGATTGTATGGTGAGAGACTTACTGATGTTATTGATAAGATGATTGTTGAAATGTATAGATATATGGATAAGTTTCCAATATTTAAAAATACAACAGTTAATGTTGATGCATATAATATTCAAAGATATCTTCCAAGTCAAGGTTTCAAAGCTTGGCATTATGAATCAACACAAGAAAAGATTAGACTATTTGTATGGATGGTTTATCTGAATGATGTTGAAGATGGTGGTACAGAGTTTATGCTTCAAAAGCATATAGAACCAGCAGAGCAAGGTAAGTTATTATTCTTCCCTGCTGATTGGACTCACACACATCGTGGACAAGTTAGTCATACACAAAGTAAATACATTTTAACAGGATGGATATCTTTAATTGATCAACCATGAAACCATATCAAAGAAGTAAAACCATTATATGGTTAGAAGACTTTGTTTATAACATTGCAATTAGAATAATGAGAGTAGCCATATGGGTAATTGATAAACAAAAACAAAGAAATGACAGAAATATATAACTATGTATTCCACTACAATCATCATGAAGAATTGTGGTGGGCTATTCCAAGAGAGAGTTATCTTGATTATTGGAATGGAGAGAAACATTCATGCTTGTTTGCATTATCTATGAAAGATTTAATAGACATAATAGAAGACAAATGAACGTTCTAATTTATGATATCGAGACAATGCAGGAACTATTCCTAATACATGTCTACGATCCAAAAGAAGATGAGCATTATGATTTCCTAATTAGTCAGTGGCAGAATAACTTTGATGCATTTGTAAAACTAATGCAAGATAAGCCAGACTATTATTGGGTGGGTTATAATAATCTTCGTTTTGATGCTCAAGTGGTAGAGTGGGTAATACGTAATCATGATGATTGGCATGAACTTGGAGGTCTAGAAATATGTGCTAAAATTGCACAGAAGGCTCAAGATGTTATTGAAGATGCTAATTATGAACAGTTCCCAGAATATCGTGAAGAGGATTTGTCGTTCAAACAGATAGATTTATTCAAGGTTAATCATTACGATAATAAAAATCGTATGGTTAGTCTGAAGAGACTAGAGTTTGAGATGGACCTTGAGAACATTGAGGAGATGCCTATACATCATACAAAGCGTGACATGACTCAAGAAGAGATAGATGTCACAATGAACTATTGTATTAATGATGTAATGGCAACCTATGAGTTCTTCAAGGTTACAACAGGTGATACAGAACATCCCTTGTATAAAGGAAATGATCAATTACAATTAAGACTAGACATACAAGAAGAGTTTGATATTAACTGTATTAATTATTCTGATAGTAAGATTGGTGATGAGATGATTAAGAAGTATTATTGTGAAGAGAAGAAAATTACATATGCTAATTTACCTCGCACAGGATTCTTTAGAAAGAAAATCATTGTATCAAATTGTAGTCCTAAATATGTAAATTTTCAAACTAACCAGCTCATTGAATTCAAAAAATACATAGACAGTCTTGTATTAACAATTCATGATGATTTTAAAGAAAGCATAAATTTTTATGGCAACACTTATACGTTTGCTAAAGGTGGCTTGCACACAGAGAACAAGCCAGAGGTATTTGAAGCTGATGAACAGTTTGAAATCATTGATTGGGATGTGTCTAGTTATTATCCTGCTATCATTATCAATAATGGCAGGTATCCTCAACATCTTAATAAAGATTTTCTTGCTGGCTATAAACGTATGTTTGAGAGGCGTCTTGAGCTTAAGCCACAAGCTAAAAAGGATAAACGCATTGCAGGCATTGTTGGTGCCCTTAAGCTTGCTGTCAATTCTGTATATGGTAAGTCTTCTGATGTCCAGAACTGGATCTATGACAGACAACTTACTATGTTCACTACTATTACTGGTGAGCTTAGCTTGCTTATGCTTATTGAAGCGTATGAATTAGCAGGTATACATGTCATCTCAGCTAATACAGATGGTGTAACTATTAGAATAGAAAAGACACATCTTGATAAAATGAATGAAATCAATGAATGGTGGCAAAAGTTAACAAAATATGAGCTTGAACGAACAGACTACAGTAAAATTATCTTCTCAACTGTCAACGACTACCTCGCAGTTAAAACAAATGGAGAAGTCAAGAAAAAAGGTGATTTTCTTACTGATTTTGAGTTGCATAAAAATAAGTCTGGTAGGATTATACCTATCGCACTTGAGCAATACTTTATCAATGATACCCCTGTTGCTGATACTATCATCAATCATAGCAACGTTTATGATTTTGCTATGCGTCAGAAAGCTAACAGAGATTTCCATTTCGAAGGAAAATTTAATGGTAAGACGACTGTCTATAATAAACTAATTAGATATTATGTATCTAACACTGGTGAGAAGCTATTAAAAGTGAAGAACCCAGAATGTCTATCCAACGCTGCACCAATATCACAAGTGGAAGCAGGTGAGTGGGTAATGACAGTGTGTAATAAGTTATCTAAGGATCATCCTCTAGATAATATTAATCATTCTTATTACATAGAGAAAGCAGAAAGAATTATTAACAAGATTAATTACAATGGTAAGAGAAGACCAGTAATAATCGCAAACCAACTAAATTTATTTTAATGGCAGGAACAGACAAACAAAGAGAAGAGATCAACAGGAAGTTGGTCTCTATGCAAATGGAAATGATAGGATTAACCTATCAGGACGCAGTGGACACACCAGAATTCTGGAGAGTGTATACATTGACAACAGAACAAACATTAGAATGGCGTAAGGCTGCTCTTCCACTTATTAAGAAAACTTTTAAGTGTAATAAGACAAGAGCACAGTCAACAATGAGTTGGTTCGAGCTTCATTTTGGATTGCGTGAGTATAATCCAGAAGAGGTTGATACAACGCACATCCATACAACAATACCTCCTGAAGCACATATACTTGAAGATCAACAGCCTACATTCTTACAAAAGATGAAGAAGTTCTTTAGAGGATATTATGACTAAATGTCAAGTTTAATGAGTGAAAAACTTGACAAATTAAGTAGTAATACTACCAAGATTAGCTAATATATTAACCAAATTATACCCTTTTACGTATAAATAGCTAATATATTAACTAATTATATGCGATAGGGTATAATTTATATTAGTAATATATAATAGTTTATATTACTAATATATACTATTGTGCAATATGTTACACTTTTAAGTGCATCATATGTGATTTTTTCACATATTTTCCACTAAAGTGTCATATAATACACAATACTGTGTATTATTTTCCATTATAAGACACATTATTATGTAAAATTTTCCATTATAATTCGAATATTTGTCGAGTTGTTTAACATAATTTGACAAGTTTTGTTACAAAACTAGGCGCAATTCGAAAATAATAGGTGCATAGTAGCTAAACTTGTAAAAAATGCAAGTTTTGATAATAGCCTCAGAGAAATCTGGGGCTTTTTTTATGTAAACAATTTTGTTTACATATTATAATTTTCACACAACACGTTATTATAATTTTTACACATTTTAAATCACAAAAAACATGGGAGCAGATGCTTTTATTACAAGACAAAGAGGAATGAATGCTAGCGAAGCATACACACTCGCTGTAGAAGCAGCAGAATCAGAGCATGGTAGAGATGCTTACAATGGTACAATCAGTACAACAACTAATTTTAGAGACATAACTGCTGAATTTCGTAAGAGTAAGAAAGACAGACGTCAGTTTATTGATGAAATGTTAGAGAATACAAGTAAGCGTGACTGTTATGTTATCGAAGAACAAGCGCCTGTTAAGAATAACAACAAGATTAAATCTGTTGTTGATCACACTGTTGTTAAAGGCACCAGCAAATGGGAACTTAGATATAGTGTGTATACAGGATGGGAAGACAAGCAGTTGAAGTCTTTCAAGACTAAGACTGATGCTGTTAAATATGCTCGTGAGTATACAGAGAACAAGCAAACCACTACGTTTGTACGTATGGAGAAAGTTCTTATTAATCAAGATGCTAATGTAGCTTGTATTAAATATAAGAGATCTCAACAAGAGAAAGAAGGGACGTATATATTCTTTGGCTGGGCTGCTTGTTAATATGAAAAATGAATTATATAGTGCTATAGAAGCTGCAATTATACGTTGGAATCTTGATAAGACTAAAACAGCAGGTTCTTTAACAAGAGAGATTATGTCAATAACAGAACAAGAAATTAAATTTAAAGATTTATTTAATGAAGAAAAAAGACAATCTATAAAAGAGTTTATTGATAAGCAAAAACAACAAGACAATGGCTGATATAACAATGTGTGAGGACATAGAATGTCCAGTGAAGTTTAAGTGCTATAGGCACACAGCACCATGGAATGAGCATAGACAGATGGTCTATACTGAATCACCTCGTAAGGGGGACAAATGTGAAAGTTATTGGGATAATGAAGGAAGGACCTTAAGCCCAAAGTTTAGAGAGTATGAAAATTATAATGATAAATCATGATACATATCGAGGATTATGAGATGGAAAATCTCAAGGATTTAGTATATTTGCAAGAAGAGAAGGAACTATTTTATCGCTCACTAAATGACCCAGGTATCGCTCAAATTGAAGCTTTTATGAGCGATAAAGTCTATTTATGTGATCTAGACTCTTTACAAGAGAGAGCTAAGATTAATGTGTGTATTCCTGAAAGTTTAATTGCTAAAATAGATCACAGAATAATTAGAAATTATGAACGTAAAATTGACGCTCTATCATTTTAAAGAGTTACTCAAGAATGGTTTTAGTTTAGACATGGTCTTTCTCCTCAAACTAGTGGAGGAAGGCCATGATTTAAAAGATGCATGTAATGGAGATCCTAAACTGGAGATCCTTGCTCAAGGTATTTATCGTAAAGGACTGATATCAGGAGAGAATAAAATCACACTAACAGGCAAGAATGTTCTTAAGTTTCTTAAAGAGGAAGCTCCTAAAGATAAGATCATTAAGAAGAAGCCTGCCACTGAAGATTTTCAAAGATGGTGGAAAGCATTTCCAGGCACTGATACATTTAAGCATAAAGATAAAAGCTTTCCAGGCTCTAGATCTTTACGTAGAGATGTTGAGAACTGTAGGCTTAAATTCAATGCCATATTGTCAGAAGGAGAATACACTGCAGATGATTTAGTTGCTGCTGTTGAGTTTGATGTTCTTCAAAAGAAAGAGAACTCATACAAATCAGGAGAGAATAAACTTAAATACATGCAGAATAGTCTAACATATCTTACACAGAGAAGCTTTGAACCATTCATCGAGCTTGTTAAGCAAGGAATAACAATTGAAGAAAAACCCAAACCAGTAGGAACAACAGATATATGATATTTCAAGATTTAGCCAAGGCAGTACAAGATGGTATTGATGGTAAGAATAGTGGCATACCTATGGGGTTTGATAGACTTAACAGATACATTGGTATCAGGAAATCTATTTACACTCTTGTAGGTGGACTAACAGGTTCTGGTAAGACATCTTTTATAGATGATGCATATGTCCTCAATCCATTTGATTGGTATATATCTAAGTATGGTCAGGCTTCTGATATCAAGCTAAAGATTATATATAGATCCATGGAGCGTAGTAAGACATACAAGATGGCTAAATGGGTAGCTAGGAAGATATTTTTAGATACTGGTATAATCATTCCTGTTAGTAAACTATTAGGTTGGCAAAAGGAGAAGATGACACATGATGAGCATGATTTGTTTCTAGGACAGAGAGACTACATTGGCAGCATGTCAGAAATCATTACAGTTATTGATGGTCCAGATAATCCAATAGGCGTAGCTAAGCACTTGAAAGAACATGCTGAAGCTAATGGTAGAATAGAAGAAATAGATAAATATAACAGAGTGTATATTCCTGATGAAGATAACACAGTAACACTGGTTGTTATTGATCACATTGGTTTATTGAAAGTTACCAAGGACTATAATACAAAGAAAGCAGCTATCGATAAGATGTCTGAAGAGCTGAGATATGCTCGTGACATGTATGGATATTCACCAATAGTTGTAAGTCAGTTTAATCGTGACATTGCTAATCCTATGAGGATTAAGAATGGTGATGTAGAACCACAGCTAGAAGACTTCAAGGATAGTTCATCAACACAAGATGATGCTGATGTTGTACTAGCACTATTTGATCCTATGCGCTATAAAGTTACAGACCCTAGTGGTTATGACCTAGATAGGCTTAAAGATGAATTTGGTGGTAAGTATTATCGTTCACTAAGACTAATTAAAAATAGTTATGGTGAGGATGATATTAGAATTGGTCTAGGTTTTCTAGGTCAAGTGGGTATGTTTAAAGAACTACCAAGAATGAAGAACATAACAGAGTATGATTATCAATCAATAGTAAATAAAACATATTTTTTAGAACCTTAAATAATAAAAAAATGGCAACAAAAGACGAAATCTTTAATTTAATGAAGCAGTACACAAAGTTTGACGACATGTTTATGAAAGCTGTAGTAGCAAATAATAAAACTGAAGCAGAAGACATTAAACTTCAAATGGGTAAAATACGTGAACAGCTATCTGCTTTAGGAGAAGTGGCTAATCCAATCCAACCTACAGATGAGCAACCTTCGTAATCAAAGACAAGAAGAGTTTGCACAGATATGGTTAGATAAGAAATGGGGCATCCTAAATCTATGTCCAAGGTTTGGTAAGATATATACAACAATTAACATTTTGGAAAAAATGAATTCAAATATATCTATCATAATCGCCTATCCTGACCTTAAAATCAAGGATAGTTGGGAACAGGATTTCAAAGTACGTGGTTACAACAATTCACAAATCACCTATACAACACACCTATCTTTACATAAATATGTAAACAATGAGTATGACATGGTGATCATTGATGAGATACATTTGTTAAGTGATGCGCAGATTGATGCTGTACAAGATTTAACATTACTTAATCATCAAGTGTTAGGACTGACAGGCACTCTATCAACCTCAACAGAGTCTGAGCTTGACATGAGATTAGATCTTCCTGTATTGGCATACTACCCTATTGAACAAGCTATCCAAGAAGGAGTTATTGTTGACTATCAAATAACAATAATCAAGGTTCCCTTGGACAATAAGGTAGTTCAAACTGTTAAGGGTAAAGCCAGGACAGAGAAAAAGCATTTTGACGCGTGTAGTTGGGTGATTAATCAATTATCTCAAATGGGTAAAGACACAATGATGTTACGCCTGAAGAGAATGAGAATTGTCCAAGGAAGTATTGCTAAGTTAAACATGACTAAGGCAATATTAAGCAAGTATAATCATGAGCGTATACTTGTATTTTGTGGTACTACCAATGCTGCAGATAGTTTAGGCATCCCTTCACACCATAGTAAATCGCCTGACAAAGAGGGCTTCAAAAAGTTTACAGAAGGAGAAGGAAACCACATGGCTGTTGTAAAGATTGGTAATACAGGTGTAACATACAAACCTTTAAACAAAGTGATTTTAAATTACTTTGACAGTAACGCTGAGAATCTAGCTCAAAAGGTGAATAGGTGCATGGCTATGGAATATAACAATCCAGACAAGAAAGCACAGATTTATATCATTTCCACCAATGAGGAAGTAGAGGAAAAGTGGTTAAATAAGTCACTAGAATTTTTTGATAAAGACAAGATTAAAGTTGTTAATATCTCTGAAATTTAGTAACTTAGAGTAAGTAAATTAACTAAATAAATTAAACATGGCAAGTAAACTGATTGGGATCGTTGGATCCACTGGTACAGGTAAATCGACATCGATTAAGCACCTAAATCCAGAAGAAACCTACATTATCAATGTAGCGAAAAAGGAGTTACCCTTTAAAGGTTCTGAAGCTCTGTATAATACAGAAAAGAAGAACTACAGAGAAGTTGATGACGCAGTTGAGATCACTCGATTGTTACAAAACATTTCTCAGAAAGCACCACACATTAAGAACATCGTGATTGAGGATTCAAACTACATCATGGGTTTCAACATTGTGTCACGAGCAACAGAAGTTGGGTTCACTAAATTTAGCATCATGGCTAGAGATATGGTGGCCTTGTTTCAAGAAGCACGTAAACTACGTGACGATTTGAAAGTGTTCTATTTCACTCACCCAGAAACTATTGAAGAAGGTGGAGAGATTATAGGATACAAAATCAAGACAGCAGGCAAGCTGATTGACAATCAAATCTTATTAGAGGGTCTATTAACTATGTGTCTCTACACTTATGTAGAAGAAAACAAAGATGGCACTTGTACGTATAACTTTGTAACCAATAGGTTTAGAAAGTTCCCTGCCAAGACTCCTGATGGTATGTTTGCTGACATCAAGATTCCTAATAATTTACAAACAGTAGTAAACACAATAGACGAATATTATAAATAACTAGAAACAATGGCAATAGGTGGATCAAAAAGAGAAATCCCACAAGGTGGAGATTTTCCAAAGAAGGTTGGTATATTTGAAGCAAAAGTACTTGCTATCAACCCAAGTACAAAAGAGTTCAAAGATATCTTAGGGATAGAATTGAAAGAGGACAGTAACGCAACTAACTATTACGACGACGTTAAGCAAAAGCTGAAAGTTAATGTATGGTTACAAGATGTAAATAGTGACTTTAGAACTACTGCTACGTTCTGGTTAGAACATGGTGAGAAAGTTAATAAGGATGAAACAAAGAAACAATACATCAATGACATTGGTGTATGTAGCTGGGCTAGTAGTGAAGATCTTCTTCCTGCATGGTTTCTTAAGCGTGACAAACGTGTAGCACATATAGGCGAAGAGGAATTTTTAGGATTTGTACGTATATGGTTAGGAGGTCTTGACTTTTCTGATTTAGAAACTGAAATTATGCTAGACTGGAAGAAAGTTATGTCAGGTGATTTAACAGACTTGAAAGATCAAATTGATGGTGAGTTTACACAAACTGTTGGTGCATTAGCTACAGTAAAAACTGTTGACAAAGAAGATGGTCCTAAGTCATATCAAAACATCTTTATCAAATCATTCTTTCCTGGATATTCTATCAAGAGTATGCGCTTAGTTGATTACAACAATCCTGATGTAGTGAGAGGTTTAAAATTCAGAAAAACTGCTGAGTTAAAGATGCATGAGCGATTTATTGTTAATGCAACAGGAGAATATGGTTGTAAAGATTATTATACATTCGAAGAGTTGCATGACTATGACCCTGATTCAAATTTAGTAGAATCAGATAAAGTGATTGCAACTGATAGTGCAGATTTTTAATCGAGTAAATTGTTGAATTTTCATCAGTAAAGCCCAGTCTATTTTAGATTGGGCTTTCTTTTCTAAACTAAATAAATTAAATGGGAATAACAGGAAGATTAAAACCTTCTTTCCTTACGCCAGAAAAGATACTCGAAAAGATAACAGAGTATGACATATTTAAATATTATATGCCCAATACTGATTGGGAGCCAAATGTTGTGACGTTTTCTCCATTTAGAAACGAGCGTAATCCATCATTCATGATTGGAAATAAGCAAGGAAGATTAACGTTTATTGATTTTGCAGATACTAGTAAGAGAGGTTCTTGTTTTGATTTTGTTAGAATGTCTTTCAATCTTAAAGATTTAAAAGAAGTTTTAGCACTAATTGATAGAGACTTTGGACTAGGATTTTCTAGAGAAACCAATACAGAACAATACAAACGTATTGTCTCACAATACATCCAACCAGTACGTGCT